ATCCGTTCCACAGCGTTTGGATTTCGGAAGCCCGAGGACCCCGTCTCCAGCTTGCCTGGGCGATGGGCGAGGGTTACGAAGGACTTTCCTTGTGGAGCGGAGAGGAGGGTTATTATTGAAGAAGAGTTTTTGAGGTGGAATATCCCGTTTATCGTCGCTTCGCGACGGTCAATTATTAGAGGATTAGATATGAAGATCTCGTATGTCGCGTTGTCTCGTCTCAACCTATGGAAAAGGGAGTGCTTTTATCTCTCTCTTGAAAAAGAGACTCCTCTTCCTGCATCGCCTGCGTTGCTCGAACAGAAGAGGATACCTGATGGTTGGGAACTGCGGCGTGTCGAGAAAATCACGAAAGAAATATCGGACTTGCAGCGCCAGGTCGGCGCACTCTTCCTGGAGTGTGCCTGGTCCCCTGCGAGTCTTACTACAAAGGAAAAGATTCTGGAATATAAGGATGCAGTAAACCAAAGTCCTTATTACACTCCAACAAGTCGCCTTACGTCTGCACGTAGGTCACGCCTTGTTGGTCTTAGTGTTCGGAATTTTAAAAGGTTCGTGAAGCCGTACGTCTCTAGGGGCGGTGCGGTGGAACGAGACCCGAGGAAGATAGTAGATATCTACCGTCCTTTGGGCAAGCGTTGTTGGTTGCCAGCTGAAAAGCGAGAAAAACAAGATAGGCTGGCGGCATTTAGCGTTACCCAGTCGGTGCGTTTCTGTCTGGAGTGCGGTTCGGAAGCGGTGTGTACGTGTGGCTTCAATTTTGATACTGGTATCCATTCGCCTCCGGACGAGTGGGTGCCCCCTTTTGAGGGCCTGCCTGCGTATCTACCTAGTTTCCGTCCCGATCATCCCGATCTAACGCATCGTCCCCCCCGGAGCGACGTTCTTATCCTACGGTTCTGCCGTAGATGCGGACGCTCTTTTAAATTGGGTATCGATGAATGCTGCCCCCCGGTGTACTCTTCTCTCCCCCACTGTGTGGTCGATTCCGATGGCATCCCTACGGATGTCTAGGTTTCGGTAGCCCACCCAACTCCATGGCATTGCTTTCAGCCTGTGGAGAACCCCGGCCACTGCGTGGCGCCGCGGAGTAATCCGACGGGCGGAACAGGGGTCTATACGTCGTAAGCAAAGAGGTTCGGCGGTAACGCCGGTAAAGTGATGGCGAAGGGAGGAGACTCCCGAGGTCTGTGCAGGTTTGAATCCTGGTCTAGCCTTTGCGTGACCGACTTGAAAGTGAGC